GGTGTGGACAGCCAAGCTAGGCCAAGCACCGACCTCTGACGTGGGTAAATTGCTGCAAGAGTTTGTGCGCACTATGGCATTTGAAACTTCAATGAAGATGATGGACGCTGCCGACCAAGAAGACGCTGAACCCATTTCACCCAAAGCTCTTGGGCAGTTGGCGCTTGTGGTACAGCGCATTGAAGCCGCAGCCATGTCGAGCATTAAAGTTGAGAAAGAGATCCGCAGTGCATTTGCAGTTGAAGCTGCTGACAAAGCCGAGAAAGTCGCTAAAACCGCTGGCTTAACTAAAGATGCGGTTGAATTACTTAAGCGTGAAATTTTGGGGATCGCATAATGAGCAATAAGCAAAAGGCGTTAGGTGCAGCTGCTGGGGTTGCATTAGCTCTTAGCAGCTCGGCCAGTACCTTTGATCCTGCTTATGAAGCATCGGTACTCAGTCGCTTTGATCCTACGGCAGTATTACTTGGCTACCAAAAAGACTGGATAGCCGATGATGCCCCGTTAAAGATTGGCGAGAAGTCACGGCGAACGGGGCTGACCTGGGCAGAAGCCTGTGATGCTTCCCTATCTGCCAGTGCAGCACGCGGCCAAGGTGGGACCAATCATTTCTATGTGGGTTCTAACAAAGAAATGGCGCGGGAGTTTATTGATGCGGCGGCGATGTGGGCCAAGGTATTTAATAAAGCGGCTGGCGAGATCCAAGAAGAATTATTTATCGACGATGGTCAGGACGGTAAAGAGATCCTGACCTTCGCCATTTACTTTGCATCTGGTTTTAAAATTCAAGCCTTGTCGTCTAACCCGTCGAATCTACGGGGTATGCAGGGTAACGTGACCATTGATGAGGCCGCCTTTCATGAGAAGCTAGCCGAAGTACTCAAGGCAGCTTTAGCACTCACTATGTGGGGTGCAAAAGTGCGGTTGATCTCAACCCATAACGGCACAGATAACCTATTCAATAGCCTGATTAATGATTCCCGTGCGGGTAAAAAAGATTACTCAGTCCACCGCATCACCTTAGATGATGCCTGCGCCGATGGTCTTTACAAACGCATCTGCCAGGTACGTGGTAAAGAGTGGAGCCAAGCGACTGAGGATGAATGGAAAGCAGGCTTGATCAAAGCCACTGCTACCGAAGAGGATGCCCAAGAAGAATATTACTGTGTACCCAAGAATGGCGGTGGTGCCTACATTAGTCGTGGCTTACGTGAACGTGCCGCAATACTCGATGCCCCCGTGCTGCGCTTTACGGGCTCGACCCTATTTAACCAAGCCAGCGAACATGCGCGTAAGGGTGAGATGCAAGAGTGGTTAGAGCAACATCTTGACTCTGTGCTTAAGGACTTGCCTGTAAACTTACGCCACGCACTCGGTGAAGACTTTGCGCGGAGTGGCGACTTAACCGTATTCGCCCCGATCACTGTTGAAGAAAACACTAAGCGCACTGTGCCGTTTTTAGTTGAATTAAAAAACGTGCCGTTTAAGCAGCAAGAGCAAGCGCTGTATTACATCTGTGATCGCCTGCCAAGGCGTGATGGTATCTATCTTGATGCACGTGGTAACGGTCAATACTTAGCCGAACAAGCCCGTTATAAATACGGTGCTGAGGTGGTTGAGGTCATGCTATCTGTGGCCTTCTATCGCGAAAACATGCCGCGTTTTAAAGCACTGTTTGAAGATGATGAGATCTTACTGCCTAAGCATGAGGATGTGATTACCGACTTAGGGCAAATCCAAATCTATCGTGGTGTGCCAGGCATTGACGATAGCCGCACCACGGGCAGTGATGGTAATAAGCGCCACGGTGATAGCGCCGTCGCTATCTTCTTAGGGATCTTGGCGTCAAAAGCCGACATCACTCGTTATGAACTGCACACAATCAAAGCCGAGCAAGATGAGCAACACCGCAAATTCTTTGGCACAGCCGCCGACAACAACCGATTTGAAGACAGACCGCACCAAGACTTACGCGGCAAAGGGATAAGACTATGAGTGCAATTTTGGATGTTAATGGCAAGCCGTTTAAAATAGAGCCAGAGGTGATGGCTGAAGATATTGCCAAAGCCTATACCACAGGGGTGCGTAATCCACGTCCCGCAAGCGTGGCATCAACGCTAACCCCTCAGCGGTTGGCAGGTATTCTACGAAGTGTTGTTGACGGTAATGACCCCGAAGCCTACATGACGCTGGCCGAAGAAATTGAAGAGCGCGATCTGCATTACTCGGCGCAGCTGCGAACGCGCAAGTTAGCCGTGGCTGCGATTCCTCCAACGGTTGAAGCCGCCAGTGATGATGCGATTGATGTGCTGATGGCTGAGCGAGTAAGGGAGATCATGGATGATGACCAAATACCCGAGCTGTTTTTTGATCTGCTTGATGGCCTAGGCAAAGGTTTAGCTTTAGTACAAATTTTGTGGGACACCAAGTCTACCCCCTGGAAGCCACAGGATTATAAATGGGTAGACCCGCGCTATCTGCGCCAAGACCAAGAGACTCTTGAGCAGATACTATTGATTAGTGAAGATGCACCAACGGGTGCACCACTTGAACCGTATAAATTTATTTTACATACCCCACGTTCTAAGTCTGGCAGCGTATGGCGCAATGGCCTTGCTCGCTTAGTGGCTGTGATGTACATGCTTAAGTCATTCACCATTCGCGACTGGTGGGCCTTTGCTGAGGTATTTGGTATCCCTGTTCGTATTGGTAAGTACGGCGCGAACGCCACTACTGATGATATTGAAACCTTGATTAATGCCATTGGTCGTATTGCCAGCGATGCGGGTGCAGTGATCCCCGAGTCGATGAAAATTGAACTGGTTGAAACGGCAAAAGGGAATGGCGGTAATACGCTGTTTGAGAACATGGTCCGTTGGTGTGATGAGCAAGTATCAAAAGCAGTACTCGGTCAAACCATGACAGCCGATAACGGCAGCTCACAATCACAAGCGACTGTGCATAATGAAGTGCGGATCGATATTGCTAAGTGGGATGCGCGTCAACTTGAATCCTCTATCAATGAGTATTTGATCAAACCGTATATCATTTTAAACTGGGGAGTGCAGCTACGTTATCCGAAAGTGCGGATCAAGGTACCTGAGCCTGAAGACTTAAAGATGTTAGTTGATAGCTTAGCGCCATTAATTGACCGTGGGCTTAAAGTCTCATCCTCAGAAATGGCCGATAAGTTTGGTTTGAGTACGGTTAAAGAAGGTGATGAAACCTTGATGCCATTGCAGGCTGTTGGAATGTCTGATCTCGGTATGGGTAATAGTCCTACCGCCATGAATCGGCGTATCGCATTTAACCGGGTGATGAATACTGCAGAAGCTGAGATTGATAACCTGACCAATGAGGCAATGAGCGAGTGGGAACAAGTCGCCGAAGAGTTTATGAATCCGATTATTGAACTCGCTAACAAGTCAGCCAGCTATGAGCAGTTCGCCGCAGGCTTGCCAGCCTTGCAAGAGCAGCTTGGTGCAGAGCAGTTTATTGCCCAGATGGCGCAGTACATGTTTCAACTGCGCGGCTTAGGAGATAATCAAGATGGCTGAGCCCTTGATACCCAAAGAAGCGTTGGCATGGTTTACGCGTAAAGGCATTAAGCCTGGCTTCGACTTTCGGGACGTGTGGAAAGAAGAACAGGCCAATGCCTTTACTGTCGCTAAGATGATGAACGCCGATCTACTGGTTGACGTAAAACAAATTGTCGAAGATGCGATTGCCAGCGGCCAAACCTTTGAACAGTTCCGCGATATCCTTAAACCGCTATTAGTGAAGTCGGGTTGGTGGGGTGTGCAGACCATGCAAGACCCATTAACTGACGAAACCAAGCTGGTGCAACTGGGTAGCGAAGGCCGTATAAAGACCATTTATAAAACTAATATGAGAACGGCGCGCTCTGCTGGCCAATGGGAACGTATCCAACGCACTAAGCGCACCTTGCCCTATTTGCTATATCAACTAGGGCCAAGTGAGCAACACCGGATTGAGCATCTAAAATGGAATAACACTTTATTGCCTGCGGATGATCCATGGTGGGACGTGCACATGGCACCGAATGGTTGGGGCTGCAAGTGTTGGATAAGGCAAGTCTCGCAGTACGAGGCCGACAAGTTGATCGCCTCGGGTAACGTGTCTACTACTTCACCCGCCAGTAAAAATAAGCGTTGGGTAAATCGGCGCACTGGCGAAGTGGAGGAACTGCCTGAAGGGATTGATCCAGGTTGGAACTATAACCCAGGCAAAGGACGTGAAAACATGCTTGCCAATGACCTATCGGAAAAAGAAGCTAGAGTGCGTCAAACGCTCTCTAGTGATGCTTAACTAGTTGATGGCTACAAAGTTACTCGCAAAAAAGTTTAAACGCCTGTGAGAAGATTTAAACAGGGTTTAAACTAGGTTGTGCTGGATGTTTTAGGTTGGCTTGCGTTTGAACGCTTGCCAACCATAATTTTTAGGGTAGTCTTTGAGTACAAACTTTAAATTTTTAATTACATCAAGAGATATTTACAATATGGAAAATAAAAACAATCCTCCTCAACCTAAACCAAATAATCAGAGACAGCCTAGTCAAGAAGGCCGAACACCTGTATATGATCACGCTGATAAGGCTAGTAATAATCCCAATACTATTTCACAAAGTGCAGCTACACCACCAAGGCCACCCGTAAAAAAATAAGGGGCTACATGACTGACACAAAACAAATACCATCTGATGATGATTGCAACCGTCATTGGAAGTTATTATGGAATACACAACTAGGTGTGCGCTATCACATGCACATGCAAAATTGTTATGCCCGTTTTGGCAAGTTTGTCACGGCTTTATCACTTGTTATGAGCTCCGCAGCGTTTGCTACTTTTTATCAAAATGATAATGGTTGGGCGAAATGGTTAGCCTGTGCAGTAGCTTTAATACAAACGTTAGAGCTAGTGATAGACTCTAAATCAAAAACCACACTACATGCCTCTTTAAGGCAAAAATATTTACAATTAGAGCTTGAACTATCAGAGCGGGATTTCATTTACGATTATGAACAAAAATCGTTGACGGCGAAGCGAATTGCTATAGAAGTAGAAGAGCCACCGATTATTAAAGAGTTGATGGATCATTGTAATAACGAATTAGTGACCGTTTATGATTTAGAAGATGAAAACAAAATCCATATGGGCAGATATGAGAGGTTTAAAGCCAACTTATATAGCTAATTTAGTCACAAAAAATAAAACTCAAATTAGAGCAACCGACGTTATTTATCGTCGGTTGCTTTTTTTTTGCATGCTGAACTCCGTTGTTAATCAATATTAGATTATCCATACCAACCACGATTAGGAGGTTGATATGTAATTCTTAACCGGAGTTCACCCCATGACAGTAAAAGCCCTCACCGCGCTTTGCTTCAACATGATGGCCATGGAAGACAATGCTACTGGCATTTGGCTACCCATGATCCCCTCTGGAACCTTTCAAGGGATTGATGGCCGTTCATGGATGAACCCTAATCCTGATGCTGTCGTCGCCAGCTTTAGCAAAAAACGCCCCTTCGATGTTGAGCACTCAACACATCTCAAAGCGCCAAATGGCGAACCTGCCCCTGCTTATGGTTGGATTACTAAAGTAGAAAATCGCGCGGGTGAAATTTGGGGTTATGTTGAATGGAATGGCGATGGCCGCGAAATGATTGAGGAAAAGAAATACGCCTTTTACTCACCTGCATTTTCACACAATGCAGAGACAGGCGTTATCT